CGACGTATATCGACGCGGTAACTACGACTACATCTGGCTCGTGGGTTACGTTCACGTCTAAGAGTATAACTACACTGTATTGTCTTGTATCTGCATGGACTGCTGGCACGGTTACGTTTGACGTTTACCGTAACACATCTGCGAGTGACACAGGACAGATACTGGTGCATAGCGAGGTTCTGTCTGCGGCGGGAGGCAAGGTTATCACCATAGACGGCGACCCTGGGTTCGTTAAGGTTGTTGTGACGATATCTGATACTGCCACCGCTACGGTTGGCTATATGTCGAAAGGACTGTAACATGAGTGGTGGAATATATATAAACGGTATTCAGAAGGGTTTAGTTGCTCCACTGGCCAATGCTACTGGTAATGAAACAGTTGCAGAAGTAGTAGGCAATAAGACTGACACGGTAGCCGGTGACTCATTGGTTGCTCTAAGTAAGTCGGTACAGTCAAGTCTTCAGGTTATAGACGACCACATACACATGTCAAGCAAAGTGTATCCAACGCTTGCTGATGGAGTGACAGTTACGGCAGATGTCACTGCATGGACTCTTGGCTCATTTGCTGTTGTTGTTCCAGCAAGCACGATAACGTCTGATTTTGATATACATCACATATCAGTTGAGGCGTTGTCCGCTAATGATATATATGAACTTGTGTTGTATTCTGGCGCAGACCTCAGCGAAACAGAGATAGGGCGTGTACGTTTTGTTAAGAATGCGGCACAGGACGGAACGATGGATGTACCTTTCCAGACTCCAATAGTATCCGCCAACTCTCAGATTAAGGCTAAGCTGGCAACTAAGGCTGGAAGTTCAACTGCTGACATTTCAATATACTACCACACATATTGAGGGATAAATGTCTAACGCACTAAAAGAAGGACTTGTGGCATACTACCCACTACAGTCAAACGCTGTCAACATGGTTGATGGAGTGGCTGGTACTATCAATGGTACGGCTTCATGGGTTAAAAATCATGCAGGTAAAGTTGTATTAGATGATACAACTGCGTCGGTTACTCATGCTTCACACGATATCGACACTGTAACATACTGGAAAGATGGGCGGTTTTACGCTGTGTTGAACGGTGTACCATACATGATAGATGAGGAGTTGAGTTCGTCGTTTATTTCGTGTGCAAATGCAACCACAATAGGATGTAATATTCTGCCTTTTCACGCATGGATTCCATCTGCTGAAAATCTTTATGATGATGGTAGCGGGTATATTCTGCTTGATAGCGGTACTGCTGCAACAAAATATAATCTTGTTGGCTATAACGGTGCAGGTGCTGTAGCAAGCCGAACAAATCTTACTATCGGCAGCACGAATCGATCTGCTATTTTATATGACGGTTCAATGTTTTTTCGTGGAACTTCGAATTATCCTGACTTTGCAGAATACGACTACATTGAATGTTTGCACGAAACGGGGTATACGACAACGGTCGAAACAGTACCTTTAAGTACACGGCCGAGCGGTAGTGTTGGTTTTACACTTCTACAAGCTTATACCTCAGCTAAAACACAGGGGCTTTACTGGAATGGGACATTTGCTTTTACAGGCTCTGCTATTACAACTCCTGTTTATTTTGGCATATTTGTGCAGTCAAGTTCTGTGCGAATAAAAGATCATGCCAACCCTTTAGTCACTATCAGTCAATCTGGTAAAACTAACGTATATCCATTGAGTATTGGGTGTCAATCTGGGGCCTCTGGAGGGGGCGGTACTTTATTCCACAATCGACGAATAGCGGATGTGCTGCATTTCAGAGGGATTACGCCAGCATCTGTTGATACTTTTCTTGCCAAACGGTATGCACGAGTTATAGCCGGTACGTGGCAACCATATATACCGCTGGAGGATTTAGTGTAATGAAATATGTCATATTAAATATTGACGTTCTTGGCGTGGATTTTTCGAACGGTATGCCTCCTGAGTTCCAGAGCGAGCTTATTTCTGCCGGCTGTGCCGGACATGTACCGCTTGACATGCCTGTAATGAAAGATGGTTCAAGCGTATTAGTTGTGTACAACTGTGACGTTACCAAACTCACAAAACCAGCATCATTGGTCTATCAGACTGACGACGAGGCCACATGGCAGGCATGGATTTCTGAAAACACGGTACAGCCGGAGGGCTGGGAACTATGATAAGCCAAGTACGATATTACAACACTACAAAGACCTTTGAGGAACTCATTGAGATTCTCAGGTCTGCATTGCCTTATATCAGATGGGGTTATGTTGACGCCAATGGTAAATATGTTGACTTGTTGGACAAAAGTGTCGAGCTTTCAGTTGTTGATGGAACGAAAGATATAAGCAAGAATGAGCGTGACTTAACAATAACTAACGCAGTTGTTGGTACAGAGATGGTGTTCGCCAACGGTGGTATCACTTGGACGGATATACCCCTTACCGGATACGAATACTGGTGGAGAGCAAGCGATACGGCTGAATGGGTTCATTATGGGTTCAATGGAATCACGGTATATACTAATGGTGTTGCAACAGGCAGTCTTCCTGTAACAGTTACCACAACTGGCTTCACTAGTGTAGTCGGGACTATGTTGGGACTAAGGTGTTACTCTGAAGCAAAAACAGCTGCGTTTTATCTTGACAGATATATAAAGTACCGGATGTTTCTATAATGGCATCGTCATTATATATAACTAATCACCTACGAAGACTGGCTAATCAGGCCGACACGTATACTGACGCTGATGGTAATCTTGTCACAAGGGCAGAGGGCTTGGCTGAGCAGTTATGGAAGTTTGCTCTTGGATACAAAGACGATGATGGAGAGATTCATAAGCCGGCTACATGGGCAATACAGCTTATCTTCGATAGGCTGGAGGGTAAGAACCCTGAACCAGAAGCAGATGATGGTGTTATGACGGTACAAGAAAAGATACAGGATGTCAAACGACTTAACAAACTTGCAGAACAATGTGTCGAAGCCGAAACTAGACCCGAACTTTCCATGTCCACAGAAGATATGGACATGCAACACGACGGGCCTGAAAGTTCCGAAGACGCTTGATGCAAACCTTACATACAGAGAGCGGCTGTTAGAGCGAGCACAGGCTGATAAAGGTCTTCAGAAAGACTTGTATACAGCATGTGCTTTAAGCCCTCTGTTCTGGCTGAATACGTTTGGCTGGACATATAAGAAGATGGAACACGGTGAAGATGGTAATATTCGCAACCAGTCTCCCAATGTTCCGTTTATTACATGGCCGATACAAGACAAGTATATATTGAAGCTAGTCGATTGTGTTAAGAATGGTCGCCAGTTGCTTACTGATAAGTCTCGCGACATGGGCGCGTCGTGGTGTATAGTTGCAACACTGCACTATGCGTGGCAGTTCTGGAATAATATGGATATACTTGAGTTATCTAGAACTGAAGAGGATGTTGACGGTGCTGGCAAGAAGGGCGAGTTGGTGCAGTCTAATATAAGCACACTGTTCGGTAAACACGACTATCTTCACCTATGGCAACCTTCTTGGCTGCGACCAAGAAGAGAACGCACTACGCTTCACATCGTCAATCTCGACACAGGAAGCCGTATCGATGGGCAGTCGTCAAACGCTAACGCCGGCACAAGCCAGCGTCGAGACGTGGTGCTGATAGACGAAATGGCCAAGATGGAACAGGCAGACGACATCAAACAGTCTCTGATGGACGTTGCTCCATGTCTGTTGCCTAACTCTACGCCGAAGGGAGCGGGTACAGCGTTCAGCAAATGGCGGTTGAGTGGACAGATTGAAGTCTTCGTTCTTCCCTGGTGGGAACATCCAGAGAAGGGCAAAGAACGATATGTTGTTGAAGACGAGATAACACATAAATGGAAAATACGCTCTCCGTGGTACGACTATGAGGCCACTCGCCGTAGTCCAAAGGAAATGGCCGAAGAACTTGACATGAACCACATGGGTGCTGGCGACACACTGTTCGATTCTTATGAACTAGAGAGACACAAAGCATTACACTGTCGTTCGCCGAGGAGTAAATTTCAACTTGAATTTGAAAAAAGCACAACCAGAGACGATATATCAGCCATGCTCTTGCGGAATAATAACTCAAGAGTTATGCGGATGCATAGGCCGAAAGGCCCGTGGCGCATGTGGGCAAACATCGTGGATGGCCGGCCAGACCAAACGGTTGATTATATATTTGGTATCGATATCTCAAAAGGTATGGGAGCTAGCAATTCTGTTATATCTGTTACTTGCAAGCAAACTCGCGAGAAAATAGCAGAATATGCAGACGCAAACACGCCTCCACACGACTTGGCGTGGGCCACATGCGCTGCGGCATTGTGGTTTGGCGGCAAGACTGGACTGCCGCTTGTTATTTACGAGAGCAATGGTGAGGCCGGAGTGGCTTTTGGTAGGGAGTTATCCAAAATAATAGGATATCCCAACCTATATATTGACAAAGCAATAGGTACTGTGGACGAAAAACAGAGTAAAAACTACGGTTGGCATTCTAATCGTGATAAAAAAGCCATGCTGTTATCGAATTATAACCGTGCTCTGGTTCATAATGGCTTTATCAACCACAGCGAAGAAGCCATTGTTGAGGCCATGTCGTATATTTACTACGATAACGGCGAAATTGGCCCTGCTTCACTCATAAAGGAGTCGGATTCGGCGAGACAGACGCATGGTGATAGGGTTATTGCTGACGCCCTGACGCTTATTGGATGCGAAGGCAAGATTGTACAAGAGAAACAGGTTGTTGATATACCTAAGTATTCGTTTGAAGGCAGACGCAAGGCGAGATTGCGTGACGAGGCTAGAAAAAAGAATAGTTTAAGCTGTAAGTGGAAAGTTGTATCGTAACATATTACGAATTAAAGGACTATACTGTGGCTAAATCGAAACAAAAGGCGAGAAAAAAGAAACTTGAGGCTTTGGCTAATGCGGTATGGGATGGATACCGCAGGCTAAAGTCGTTCAGGGAAGCCCGCTACAACTTCCTGTCGGAATATTCTGGTCATTACTACGACAACGCAGACGCCGCAGTTACCGTCGGCGAAGAACCTATCAACCTGATATACAATGCCGTTAGGGTTATAGTTCCTAACATCGTAATGTCCAATCCGAAAGCTGAGGTTATACCCAACCGCATTGAATATCGTGATTATGCAAACATGCTTGCACAGGCACTTGGTAAACTTGGGTCTGATATCGACATAAAGTCTACATTCAGAGAGTTTATAGTTGATGCACTGTTCGGTATGGGTATATTGAAGGTTGGATTGTCTGTTACCGACTCTGCTATACAGCTTGACAACGATGAGTTCATTCAGCTTACACAGCCGTATGTAGAACGAGTTGACCTTGATGATTTTGTGTGCAGCGCTCTATGTCGTGATATCAAAGAGTCGTATTTCATAGGACACAGAGTTCGTGTATCACGCCAGAGTCTGTTGGATTCTGGTTTGTACGACGAAGAGAAGATAAACAATCTCCCATCGTATGAAGACAACGACGGCTCTAAGCATATGCAAGCTGAGACGCTTAGCAAGGTTACACAAAAGGGTGATAACCGTAAAGACCTGCAAGACTTGGTTGAGTTGTGGGAGATATACATTCCATCCGAAGGCAAGATAATAACATTCTCTGGCTATGAAGGCGGCGACCTGACCCCGCTCAGGACTTCTGACTACTATGGCCCTACGTTTGGCCCGTATGTATTCCTTCGATTGTCGCCTCCGTTGCCTAATAACCCAGTCCCGATTGCTCCTGTTGGTATCTGGTACGACCTGCATGTCAGGTCTAACGCCATGATGAAGAAGATACTGGAGCAGGGAGAGAGCCAGAAGAACGTGTTTGTGTATAAGCGTTCAGCCGCAGCCGACGCCGAGGAAATACTTAACGCAGATAACAATGAAAGTGTTGGTGTTGACGACCCGCAGTCTGCCCAGGTTGTTAGCTTTGGTGGCGTCGAACCTAACTCCGTGCAACATCTGTCGGTATTGCTCCAGCAGTTCTCGTATATGGCTGGCAATATAGAACAGCTTGCCGGCGTATCTTCTAACGCTGATACCGCGACAGAGGCTACGTTCCTCCAGAACAACGCCAATGTGGTAGTTGAGGACATGCGCAATACGGTATACGATGCAGTTTGTCATACATATCGCATACTTGCATGGTATCTGCATTATGACCCGCTTATTGACATTCCGATGACAACCCGTAAAATTGTCACGAATGAAACCACCGGATTTCAGACTGTTGTTGACGAGAACATACGGCTAACACCAGAACAGAGGATGGGTGACTTCCTTGACTATTCTGTTAAGATTGAAGCTAAGTCACTGACCAGGCTGTCTGCCCAGCAGCAACTCAAGAACACCATGATGTTTCTAACCAACGTGCTGCCGGCAGTGGCTAATGCGGCCATGCTCATGTCTCAGATGGGTAAGCCGTTTAACATCGAGGCGGCACTTAAAGAGTTTGGTGCAATGTTGGATATCCAGTGGATAGATAGTTTGTTTGATGACCCTAATATGATGCAGCGTCTGGTTATGATGGCGCAGATACAGACAGCTGGAAGCAAGGCTACTAGTCCTGGTGTTGGCGGTGGAGGAGCTGCAAGCATGGGAGCTATACTCCAAAATGGTGGACTGGCGTCTGCTATGCCACAGATATCAGGCGACACGGCTATGCGTATGGGCGCACAGGCTGGAGCAAACGAAGGACAAAGTATGCAAAAACAAGGAGTTATGTAATGGGAATACGCAGTAGCATGGCGTCGTTGCCAGATGGAGAGTATGAACGTATATTCGGACATTCTTGCGCAAGAAATACAGCAGATGTGGCATCTAACCGGACAACGTGCCGGTTTGGGCGTCCGGTTAAGCGTGTCCATAGGTCGATGGCGATTCATCCGTCTCAGGTAGCTGAGCACGTCAAGATGTATCCAAGCATTAAGCTAGAGCAGACTGATGGTGGATTCTACGCTCCTGTAACAAGTAGCATACAAGAAGCACACAAGTACGCAAGGGCACGAGGTTTCGAGGATGTGAACTAAATCGCTCCATTTGTTTAGAAGTGGAGTGGATTTGTATACTAACAGTTATATCTGTTAGAAAAAATACTTAATATTTTCAAACAAAATATACACAAACGTGTACCATTTTGACTATAATGTCTATGGAGAGGTGTTGCCTACCCTCTATTAAAGAGCAGCCAACGAAAGGATAAGTTATGAAAAATGAAGAAGTTAACGAAGACACAGTGAGTGAACTCGGTATTATGGCTTCAGCCGAAGACGAGTTCAAAGAGAAATTCGCCGATGCTTTCGATGCCGCCGATGCAGAATTGGACGGTGTTGAAGACGATGGCGTGGTTGATGACGATGATGATGAACCAGATGGAGACGACGCGGACGACGATTCTGACGATGTTTCTGATGGCGAGTCAGACGACGATGATGACGCAGGCGAGAGTGAAGACGACGACGACAAAACCAAAGATGATGATGTTGACATTGACCCAGAGTTAATGCGTGCTGCTGAATGGGCCGGCATGAAAGAAGAAGCTGTCGATTTGTACAAAACCGACAAAGACAAGGCTATGTCCATGCTTCGCAAGATACATGCCAAACAGAACGCCCTTACTGCTCAGTATGCAGAAGCTGGACGCCAGAGGCTTGAGGCTGGACGTCAGCAGCAGCAGACGGCAACGCAGACTGTTACTACTACACAGGCTGCATCAAAGATTGATTGGGATAAAACCAAGAAAATCTACGAAGACATGGGTCTCGAAGAAGAACAGATAGAAGCTATACTTGCCCCACAACGTGCGGCTATTGAAGCCGC